CAAAATGTTCTGGTTTTATAAAAAATACACCTTTTCAGGTGTATGAATATTTCGTATCAAATCTGTGGTGCGAGCGAAGAGACTCTAACTCTCGACCTCTTCCTTGGCAAGGAAGCGCACTTTGAAGCTGATATAAATGCTCCAAATAGAACATTTCATATCAGTATTTATCTTATTTTTATTTAAGATAGATTTCAAAGTACGCTTTATTTAACTGTCTCTAGTGTAGCATCATTAGCATTATTTTTCAAGTGCTTTTTCGTAGATTTTTTTAAGTTTTGGGTTGGAAAAGTGGGTATACAACTTGGTGGTGTCTAGGCTTTCGTGGCCCATAAGTTCTGCGATATATCTGATATCTACCTCTTTATCCAGAAGCCTTGTAGCGAATGAATGGCGAATGGTGTGCGGGTGGATATTGATAAATTCGGAGCGATTACAAGCGTTTTTAAAGACCTTTCTAATGTTATCTGGAGTAATTCGCCTTCCACTCTGCAGAGAGACGAATAAAGCCCTCTCAGTGTCTTTACGTGTAGATAAGTACTTGGTTATATGTTCTTCAGTGTCTTTAGTGATAAAGCCGACTCTTGGACTCTTGCTCTTCCCTATTACCGTAAACTGCCGGTTTTTTATGCTATTTCTGTTAAGGCTGCATAATTCACTAATCCTAAGCCCAGAATCGTAGAGCAAGCTCACTATGGCAACATTTCTTAGCCTATTAAGGCTAGAATAACCTCGGCATTTCTCACCTACTACAGAGATAAAACTATCTACTTCAGATTCAGTTAGGTAGGTGATGATTCTCTTCTCTCTTTTGGGAATTTTAATGTCTTCTATATCTAGGTTAAGCCAGCCTTTTCTAACGCAGCGCTTTAGGACCGATCTAAGACAAATGATGTTGCCTCTAGCGGTATCGGGCTTCTGATGATTACAGAGATACTGATAGAATTTAGATACGTCCAAGGGCGTGATATTCTTAACATCAGTATCCGAAAAATACTCGATAATTAGCTTCTCTGCGTAGATATATGATTCTAAGGTTTTAGGAGATAATCCACGTGAGATAATTTCCATTTCTTTATAATTTGCGAATGCTTCGCTGATTTTCATCTTATTTCATCTTTCTTACCTCCATTAAAATTGATATTTGGTTCTATATAGATCTTCTTTATATAGATACTTATTAAATATCTTCTATATAAGCTTCTATATAGAGCTTAGTTTAGTTATTTTGGGGTTTTTGGTGCGGATTTTAACTAATTTTAGGCACTTATGTCCTGTATATCGTGAAGCACTATAATCACGTTATACAGGAATTTAGGTTCTTGAAATGGTTATTGTCAGTTTTTGCGTAAAAAGCTCGTAAAAATATAGAAAACTCTATTTTTAGAGAGTTTTGGACAAACAAAAAGCAAGCTATTTAAGTTTTAGATTGTTATTTTTTTAGTTACAGACTGAATATCTTACTATAGTCCATGCCTTTCTCGGCAAATAGTTTAGCTAATTTAGCTCGACCTCCTGGATTATAGTTATTTTTTATATCTTCTTCTGCCTTTAGTTTCTCTATACTGGCCTGGTATTCACGAGCTTTTTCGATAGCACGCTGAATAATTGAGCGGATCATCTTAAGTGTTTTTTCAACGTTTTTACAAGCCCAAATAGATGCGAAAAAGTGCTCTGGATTATTCTTTTTCTTAGCTAATTTAACTGATTCTTCAAATTCTTTCTTAAAGTGAATCTGACGATTTCTAAACATAGGTAGAAAATCATCCTTAACAATTAGTTCAGATGCCTTGCCAAGTCGATTACGTAAAGTTTCAATTCTTTTATCGCACATAATGTACATTTCCTCAAATTACTAAATAAATCTTTTGGGGAATAGAAAACCCTATCAGTATTTCTCTGATAGGGGATTCATAAAAATGCACAAATTTAATTAAATGTTACCACGTTTTTTAATTTTTGTATATAGTTTTTCGTAAGATTTTAAAAAATAATTCCAACATCGATATCTTAACCAACAGAGATTAAAATATGTTATAATTGAAATATATCTACGACTTCAAGGAAACCCTTGGGTCTTTTTTTATGGAGTAAATAATGGAACTACAGACTAAGATAGCTGAATTAGAAATAATTATCACCACGAAACTACTAATAGAGCGCACTTTTGATGCTAATAAGCGAATAATCCGCGAAGAGTTTAGCTATAGCGAGTTGATGGGATTAGTAACTCAAACTATCAACTCTCTAATCTTTTCAGCAAAATTATCGGAGCTTAGGGCTGTAGTTCGAAAGGACCAGATATTTTTGGTTTATAGGCCATTGGGTAGGGTTTTGGCGGAAATCGGCATTATTGGTGAAGCCACCAGCCATGGGATGCTACGCAGACCTAAAGTAATTATCTTTGGGAAGGGTGGTAGAAGCTTTGCCTCGAAAAATCTCGCTGACTTAATAAGCGATTTAACCCAACGGTCTGCAACGAGGAAGAATAGGAGACAATATGAAAAACATTGTAATCACAATTGCAACTGAATCTAATAAAACTATTGCTAGCGGATATGACCCTGGTTTCTACGAAACGGAAGAGTCTCAGTTTGAAGACATAGTTAATGACTTGACGGCGCTAAAAACTAACCTTGAGGACGAAAGTTTGATGATTTTTGTCGTGACTTGGGCTAATGGTGATAAAACCGATTCGAAAAGCTCAACCTATGTCGACCTGGATAACTTAATCGAAGTGTACAGGTCAAAGATTAAGGCCATTAAGGCTCGCGGAAAAACCAACAAGGAGAAATGATGCCGATTGCACGACAGAAAAATTCGAGCCCCGAAAAAGAGATTAAGAAGTTAGTTAAAAAGAAAAAGACTGCCAAGGCTTTTGATGAGCGAAAAACGGCAAAAAAGACTGTTCAGCGAAAAGCTAAAAAAACAGGGGTGAAAGTTAAAAAGAAGACCGTAAAAGTCGGTAGAAAGTCGGATGGTACTTTTTCAGAAGGAAATAGCTTTGGTAAAAACAGTGGCGGTCGTCCAAAGAATGATTTTTCTTATCGTGCAATGGCTAAGAAAATGGCGGCAGAAAATCCTGAACGTATTGCAAAAGATCTTAAGATCCTAAGCAACATCATAGACAGTGATACTTCAAGCCCAATGGAAAAAATGAAAGCCCTAGAGCTCCTTATTAAGCTCAATGGCAACTTTGACCCTCAAGAAACTAAAGATGTTTCAGAAAAAGAAATAGTTAATCCGTTTGAAAATCTAACCGAAGCGGAATTAAGGAAGCTTGCGAAATGACCAGAGATGAAGTAGTCAAGTTAGGCGCAAAACTAGAGCTATCTAGACGTCATCTTTATGATTTTTGTCAAATGACGTTTCCGAACTTCTACAAGGACGAGAGGGCTTATCTTAAAGAGTTCTGTGAATCTGTGGAGAACTTCATAAACGATGTGGGCAAACGTTTCTTAGTCATAAACGCTCCTCCGAGGCACGGGAAAAGTATCACTGCCCAATGCCTCACAGCATGGCTTCTAGGGCGCAATCCTGCTAGTCGAGTCATGACGGCTTCTTATAACGAGGATGTCGCTAGTGTTTTCTCTAAGAATGTCAGAAATACTATTCAAACCGAAAAAATGGGTGAACGTGTCGTTTTTTCCGACATGTTCCCTAAAACCAAAGTTAAATACGGTGATGCAAGCGCTAAGAAGTGGACTATAGACGGACAGAGCCAGATTTCATATCTAGCCACTTCTCCGAACGGTACAGCCACGGGTTTTGGCTGCGACTACCTAATCTGCGACGACCTTATTAAATCGGCTGAGGAAGCATACAACGAGACGGCGCTAGATAATACTTACCAGTGGTTTGTAAATACCATGCTCTCACGTCTTGAGGGTCAGAAGAAGTGTATTATCATTATGACTCGTTGGTCTTCGAGGGACTTAGCTGGACGCATTATGGATGCGTTTGCTGATGAGTGTGAAATTATTAAATATCGAGCTCAGAATGATGAAGGTGAAATGCTCTGTGAAGATATTCTGAGCGAAAAAGACATGAACCTTATCAAGCGTGAGATGAATGTCGATATTTTTGAAGCGAACTATAATCAAACTCCAATCGATGTGAAGGGCCGTCTCTATCAAGAATTTAAGGAGTGGGAAAAAGCTCCAGAAGGGCGAATTTTTAACTACACGGATACCGCAGACACTGGAACAGACTTCTTGTGTTCGATTAACTACGTAATTTACGAAAAAGAGGCTTATATTTTAGACCTATATTTTTCAGATGAAGCCATGGAAGTGACAGAACCAAAGGTTGCTA